TTGCCTATATCAGGCATAAAACTGGTGGTCAGTCAATTCTACAATTCCAATCATACGACCAAGGCCGGACCGCATTCCAAGCAACGGAGCGCGATGGTATAGAACTTGATGAAGAGCCTCCCCTTGACATTTACTCCGAATGTCTTTCTGGTTTTATCGTCTGGCACATGAGGCGGCCTTCCGCCTTTGTCTTTTTCTTCCACGGTCATTGTGTTTCCTCTAAATTTTGGAGCGTATTGGTCGGAATTACACCGCCCCCTGCAAGCTGGTCGCCTGCTGTGCCGTTATCTGCACCTAATACGCGTTTTGGATATGGTTTTGCTAGTGGTTCTATTTGTTTTTTCATTTCGTCATCAAGGGGCATTAGGTAACGGTGTTTGCCTTCAATGTATATTTTTTGGGCATTTTTGTCTATTTTCTTTGCCCCATCTAAATTTTGCACAAACCCTAAAGAACCGATACTTCTGGGGTGGGTTATCTTTCCGTTAATTTTGTAAAAATACGCGCCGTCACCCGAACCGTTATAAATCCAATTCGTTGCTTGGTATATCCCGCCGTGGTGTCCTTGGGTTTTGTCTGCAAAAGAAACAACCATTCTCATTTGTGGATTTTGTTTTTTTAACCACTTTAATGAAATTGCCATTATTTTTGAAACTTGGGTTTTATGTTCTGTTAATGCAATTCTTACCAGCTCGCAACATTCTGTTTGGTCTAATCCGTAAGGTTTGCCAAGGTTGGGTGTGGCCCCCCTTGCGAACAAAACAACACCAATATATTTACCATCTTCCCAAACCCCAATTTTTACCAATTTTCCAGCGGGGATGCATTTGGAATAATGCCAATTTAAACAAGCATACTTCGCCGCCTCATGCGTGGCCCAATCAATCTTCAAAACTGGTTTATTGTTCTCGGCCACGACTATCGAAGTCCTCCCCACAATGCGGGCATCTTACCATCTTAGGGGATAGTTCGTCCAACTTGCCTTGGTCGGCTTCCGTCCCTGCGCCGAAGTCTGGTTCAAAGAATAACCCTGAAAGTTCACTGACTGAAAAGCCTGTAAGCGACAGATCAAACCCCAGCTCCTGAAGTTCATCAAACTCAAGCTTGAGTAAATCGTTATCCCACTCAGCTAAGTCTGCCATTTTATTGACACTTATCCTAAACGCTTTAATTTGAGCTTCAGACATATCATCAGCATTTAATACTGGAACAGTTTTTAATTTTAATTTCTTTGCGGCTTTAAGCCTTAAATGTCCATCTACAACTGTCCCGTCTGATTTTGCCACAATAGGGATGCGAAAACCAAATTCTTTTATTGCTGCTGCTATATTGTCAACGGCATGGTCATTTTTGCGGGGGTTTCTCGCGTATTCTATTAAATCATCTATTGGGATTTGTTTTATTTCATAATCCATTAAATGTGCTTCCATGTTTTACGAGTTATAATTTTTGCTATGGTTTGAATATGAACGCCATACTGGTTTGCAAGCTTTGAATAAGATAAAAACGGATAAGATGCACGTATTTCTAAAACTTGTTTTTCATTAAGCTTTGCAATATAAACCGACTCACCCATTGGCTGTGTGCCATGTAATATTTTATGACCGTTGTTTTCTTTTGGGGTTGCATAAATTAAATTAGAAAGATGATTGTTTAACTGGTTTCCGTCAAGGTGAGCGACTTCAAAACCTTCTGGACAATTACCGCAAAAAGCTTGCAGAACAGCTCTATGCAATTTTAATTGCTTAACTTTGCCGTTCTTACTGACATTAAAAACTTTACGACCATATCCGTCATTTGATGGGTTTATCGGTTTATAAGGTTTTGTTCCTTTAGATGCTTTTGAACGTCTTACGTTGGCAAAGTTAGAAATCTCATAATCATAATCATCTAACGGCATCCATTGCTCCTCGGAATGGGTGCGACTATTCCTTGCGTAAGGAATTAAATCCTTAACTTTTACGGTAATAGACGGGAAAAACTTTTTATCTTCGCCCATACAAGCCTCTACGTTCGTTTTGACTGTTCCGTGTATCATTTGACCTTTTTGACCTTTGACCGCATCAGGCGGCCACCACAGGCCCAAGAAACGCTATTTCAGGGATTTTATTTCTCTCTCAAGTTCCCTTACATTGTATATAGCCTCATAAATCCTAATAATCCAAAAAAGATTGGCAAACAAATCAGAAACATTTTTCGGTTTAAGTTTAAGGGCCGACTGCTCAAACAGGTCTTTTTCGAAAATAAGCCCTCTGCGCTGGATTATTTCAGCTGCAATTTTGTAAACATCTTGCTCTGAAAATTCCGATAATTCGCTTTTAATCATTTCTTCACTGGCTTTCCGCCGCCTTTTTTGCATCCCATGATTTCCTCCTGTTTTACCGTCCATTTTGTCTGATCTCCTTGGTTTTGTCAATTTCTCCGTTTTTGCGTTCCAGCTTCAGCATCATTTTTTGAGCGACTGCCCTAATCCGTTCCGCCATCCTTGAGACTTTTTTGCTATCTACCCCATTGCTATACTCGCAGCAGAGGGCAGCAGCGTTTAGCCCGTCCAATTATCCTTTTTCGTAATCTGTCATTTTATTTATCCTTTTGTCCTAGTTTGTAAAATAATCACGATTTCATTTCATCACGGCTAAAGGTTAGCAATTCCCGTGAAAGTTTGTGGAAACCCGCAAAAGTTTATCAGGTATTTGATATAATCCTCGTGCTTTGAATCTGGTTTTAGCTCGTAGGTTATCCAGTCGTTAACTTTTTCGAGCATATTTTTCGCGCAGATTTCCTTGTATGACAGGCCGTACCATTCAACTTTGTTCACTTTTCCCTCCGTAGGTGGCGGCAAGAAGCCCTTTGACTTTTTGGCTCAACTCGTCTGGCTGCCTTCCGTCTGATATTTCCTGCCGCGTTTTAATGCCGGATTCTGAGGCCTGTTGCTTTTGGTAATCCTTGATGACCCCGCCAAAGTAGCCAAACATGGGATATCCCTCCGCTGCGTGCTGCTCTAGCGCGTGTTTGTACTCGGCGTAGGTGATTTGCTTTTCGGGAGGGTTTATAATCTTAATCAGGTCAGCAGGGCTTGGGATGTCGTTTGATTGCCGCATATAGGCTCGCATAGCTTCAGAAACCTGCTTTGAGGTGTAATCCTGTAGGACAAATTCCCACGCCTTTATTGTGTTTTTAACATCGAGTTCGCGGCCATAATTTTTTTGTATTATCGCCATAACCGCCAAAGATTTGGCAATCTCGATTTTATCCGAGTCTGTCCATTTACCATCCATTTTGTAAAATATCCTCCAATTGCTCTGCTACGTTTTTCTTTTTAGACTGTTTGTTTGCTTCGTATTTCCCCTCCATGATTTTAACGATTGATGATTCTTGCAGAACAAAATCCACGTCAGCAACCCATCCTGATTTGTTCTCGCCCCGCAGAAAATCGCTCTTTTCTATTTTTTGCAAAACAGTATCCCAACCCTCAAGTCCTCCAACGTCTTTCAACCTAAGTGCCATTTTTGCTTTTCTTGCTTTGGTTATTTTTTGCGCGACTGGTAAACCGATTCGTTTTGCCAGCTCGTTAAACTTTTCAAATGCCGTATGTACTTTCTGTCTCTCCTCTGTCTCTTTACTATATGTCTCTGTCTCTGTCTCTGAGTGACAGTTTTGTAACGGTTCCGTAACAGTTTCGTAACTATCTGTTTTTGTTTCTTTTATTTCTTCAAAAAACCCAGCCTTAATAATTTCACAAATTACAGATTTTATTAACTTTTCAGGTTGCCGTAACCGAAATGATATTTCTTCGTAACCAATCCGTAACAATCCCGTAACAGGTTCTTCATCCTCGCTGATAAGCAGCCAAAGCATTGGCAAAGTTGCCCTAGCATCTGCGCTCATGCGCTGGAAATTTATATCATCAATCAATCTTTTGTGGAGGCGTATCCAAGGCGGGTTTCGGTCTTTATAGGACTGATAGCTGCTCCAGTTTTTTGCTTTAAGCATGGCAACCCCCTAAGCGGTAAGCTCTTTTGTCTTCGCCGTACCAGCGTGATAAACCCTAAGGCCGCCAGTCTTCGCACGAGTAACGATCTTGATCCCATGCGTTTTTCCGTATTGAAAAGCAGCCCT